GTGTTATTAGTATTTATAGATGCTGGTGCAATAAATTTTAACGTAAAAGACTCTTATGTAGATCTTTTACAATTAGTATTAATAACAGTGATCGGTGCTTACTTCGGTGGTAGATCACTAGAAAAAGTAAAAAAATAAATGGGAATAAATTCAACAGAAGTCTCTTATGGCTTCGGACAATTAGGTAGTGTATATACTACAGCAAGTAGTGACGCTATAAAACCACCTACAAATAAAGTGTTTGTAGCTGTAACAATGTTATCTGATACTATTTTTGATGACGCTGGTGGTTTAGTAGCTGAGCAAAGAGTTAATAATACTATTACAAGTTCAGTTACAAACAATGTTTATATAGGAACAGAAGCAGCTGCTAATGATTTAGCTGATGGATCAGAAACTGTAGATGAAGGTTCTGGTGGTGTTATTATTGGTGGTACTACAGAAGCTGATGCAGTTACTTTTCCAAAAGGCATGACTATATATGGTAGATATACTGAAATAGATGTTTATTCAGGAGCTGTAATAGCTTATATAGGAGACTAATGTTAGGATTAGGCAACAGTATAACATCTGGTTATATACCGTTTACACTTACTAGCGTAAGTAGTTTAGCGTTGTGGTTTCAAAATGGCGTTGGAGTAAGCGCTGGCCAATGGAACGATTCATCGGGCAATAATAATCATGCTATTCAAGGTACAGCGGGTAGACAAGCAGATGTGTCTGATGGTGGTTTAGATTTTGAAGAAGGACAACAAGATCACTACGATTTTACTAACATAACTATCGCTAATGAAGGTGGGTTTTGTTTGGCTTGGGTTCAACAAAGTGAAACATCAACAATAAACACTTTGCTTTCTGACACTAATAACGAGATGATTCAAATACAAAATAGTTCTAAACTAAGACTTGTAACAAATGGTTCTGGTTCAGCTGTAACAACTCAGATACATGTAAATGGTACTCCTTTTGGAAATGCAAAAGCTGTATTTTTACTTAATAGAACAGCTGGTGGTAGTGGAGCATTTAGCGTTTTTAAAAACGGTACGGAATTAACAATACAACCAGACAGTGGTGATTCAACATTAGCAGATGATGGAGCAAACACACACGGTTTTAGTGTAGATACTTTAGGCGCTAGAAATGGTAGCGATCACATTTTTGACGGTAAAATATTTGAATTAGCATTTTGGAATAGATCACTAACCTCAGGAGAAATAGCTGACGTGAACGGCTACTTAAAAAACTTTCACGGATTATAAAATTAAATTAACTTAAATTAAATAAAATGGCAAAAAAAGAAAAGTTGGTTGACTTAAAACCAGAAAAAGTAACTGACGAACAATTAACTAAAATACAACAAATCGTTAGTAATATTAATAAAGCTCAAATGGAAATAGGTAGGTATGAAGCTGGTAAACATACTTTGCTACATACTGTACAAGCTTTGCAAGGTGAACTTAAAGTTGTTCAAGATGAATTAGAAGAACAATATGGAACTGTAAACATTAGTATTCAAGACGGTACAATAAACTATCCAGAAAATGTCGAAGCTGATAAGAAAGATTAGTATCGGTAAAGATTATAAAAACGACGCTATGCATTATGCTGTAGGTCAAGAAGTATATGGTGGACATACTATTTGTGATATAATAGAAGAAGATGATAAGTTTTCTGTTTATATTAAAAAAAATAAAGATGTTTTACCATGGAAAGACTTTAACAAAAACATGGCTGTGTCAGTTGAATATAATCTAGAATACTAATGAAAAGTGTTTACAACTTTGTTGTAACGCCAATAGGACAAAGATACAATAACGTGACTAAGGTTGGAGATAAAGAGTTAATTATTAACACTGAAATCTTCAACCATAAGCACGTCAATAGAGCTGCTAAAGTAATATCTACACCTATAATAAGCGATACAAATATAAAGTCTGGTGATGAGGTAATATTACACCATAATGTTTTTAGACGTTGGTACAATATTAAAGGTATAGAAAAAAATAGTAAAAACTATTTTAACGAAAATACTTATATTGTTTATCCTGATCAAATATTTTTATATAAAAAGTTTTGGCAATGGCACTCACCAAAAGGTTTTTGTTGGGTTAAACCTATAAAAAATAAAGATAAATACGTTAATAACGAAACGCAAGAAAATATTGGTATAATAAAATATACTGATGGTAGTTTTGAAGTTAATGATCTTGTAGGTTTTACACCTATATCTAGTTATGAGTTCGTTATTGATGGCGAACTACTATATAGAGTATATACTAAATTTATTACAATTAAATATGAATATCAAGGAAACGAAGAAGCTTATAATCCAAGCTGGGCACAGGGCAGTTGAAGAGTTAATTAACGTTGCTAAAGAAAAAATTATTACTAACACAGAAGATGATGTTAGTGCTGATAGATTAAAAAACGCTGCAGCTACTAAAAAACTAGCTATATTCGATGCTTTTGAGATATTAAATAGAATACAAGAAGAAGAAAGTATACTTGAAGGCAAAGATATTGATAAAAAAGATAAAGTGTTTAAAGGCTTTGCTGAAGGTAGATCAAGATGAGTTACGAACAAACATTAGTTAAAATAATCGAACCTGTTAAACGTACGACTATAACTCGTATGAATAAAGGTAAAAAATGGAAATATGGATATAATAAAGAGCATGATATTATCGTTATATCAAAAAGCGGTACAATTGGCGAAATCATTGAAGTGCAAGGTTTACACATTGCTTTACCAAAAGTGCCAACCAACGTGTATGTGCATGACAAGCGCAAGTGGCAAAAATTAGAATACCCTAAAGAACTAGCAAGACTTAAAAATATATTTGATTGGAGAGGTTATCCTGAAGAAGCTAAAGACCAGTGGTACGATTATATAGACGAAGAGTTTAAACGAAGAGATGAAGGATTTTGGTTTATGAACAATAATAAACCAACATACATAACGGGTAGTCACTATATGTATTTACAATGGAGTAAAATAGACGTAGGTGCTCCTGATTTTAGAGAAGCTAATAGATTATTTTATATATTCTGGGAAGCTTGTAAAGCCGACAAAAGATGTTACGGGATGTGCTACCTTAAAAATCGTAGGTCTGGATTTTCTTTTATGTCTTCAGCAGAAACAGTTAACTTAGCTACAATATCAAGTGATAGTAGATATGGTATATTATCAAAAAGTGGAGCCGATGCTAAAAAAATGTTTACAGACAAAGTTGTACCAATATCAGTTAACTACCCGTTCTTTTTTAAACCGATTCAAGAT